TTCAAGGTAAAACCTGATATATTAAAGTCTGATAATTACTCTTCTGGTAATTTATTACATGGGAATAAAAGTAATAATAATGCTTATGATATAGAGAAAGTTAATAATGTATGTGATATATATATTAATCTATGTTATGAGTATGACAAAGAAATTAGTCAAATGGGATTTAGTAAATTAACTGGAATTGCTCTTGATACTTTGGGCCAATGGGGGAACGAAACCAGTAGACCCGGCTCATCGGCTTCGGGAATATACAAAAAGCTGACCGCAGAACGTGAAGAAAGTTTAAGTAATATGCTCATATCTGGAAAGAGAAACCCAGTCGGATTGCTTGGCGCACTGAATAGGCACTACGGCTGGAATATGGGACAACCTAGAGGAACAGGAACAGAACAGAAGCAAAGCATAGAGCAGATACAAGAACGTTACAACATAGCTCAGAGTACAGAAAAGCCATTGATAGAGCCACCTAAAGCAGACTTTTAATGCGTTTATAGTCAATATGCACAAAGGATTTTTTGAAGAATGGCTTAAAATGGCGATAGTTCGTATAAGTGTAGTTTTACGAACTCGGAAAACGGCAGAGAAAGAGCCGGAACAGATGCGAGTTGACAACCTGGAACGAATGACCGGGGGAGGGGTTATTTGAGGACTTCCACCAGTGCTATTCAGTCCCTCAACCAAATTTAAAATAAAAAAGACCTACTCGATACAGAGGTGCCAAACAATGAATATTCTATTTCACATCCGATAAAATTCAAAAGTTACATTCGATAACGCTATTTCAAAATTTTTCAAAAACAAAAAAGACATTTGCGAGGTATAGATATGGCAAGAAATTGTGGCAACTGCGATTACTGCACAGAGAATGGCGAGGATTTGGTTTGCGTGAACTCTGAAAGTGAGTATACGGCAGACTTTGTAGAAGAATTGCATTCGTGCGATGATTGGTCTGGTAGCGAAGAGGAAGAAGAAGGATAAATGAGCCGTTATTTGTATATGTATGTCACATCGGACAAATATGAGTTGCCGATGGCTGTTGGAACAATACCAGAGCTTGCCAAAGGTCTTGGAATGTCAGAATCAACAATTAGAGCATATTTATCAACTGGCCGAGTGACGAGATATGGAAAATTCATCAAGTTAGGATTCACAGACAAGGAGATTAAGGACGAATGCGAATAGTATCACAGAACAGAGATTTGTCGGTTGATTTCAATCGGTGCGAGATATGGATGCAGGATAACATCATTTATCGGCGGATTGGAACGGATTCAAAAGTTATTGGCCAGTATGCAACAGAGGAACGTACCGCGGAAGTATTTGAAAATATACATAATAGATTCTTGGAAACTACAGGAAATGGAAAATTTATTTACTATATGCCAAAGGAGTGATGAAGATGTATGCATTGAAAATTGTAACAACCGTATTAGAGGTAATGCTTATGCTGCTTTTTTTGTTATTTTCGAGAAGAATGACTTGGAAGAGAGATAAAGCGTCAATTGTCGGTTTTGGATTTATGGAAATTGTCTACGTGCTAAGTTTGATTTGCATGTGGATGTAGTTTTCGGAGTGTAGCTCAGCAGGTTAGAGCGGCGGCTTATGAGCCGTGTGTCGCACGTTCGAATCGTGCCGCTTCGATTTAGCAGAGATAGGGTAGCTCCCGAACACGACAAACCCTAGTCGTTTCTCTGCTATTTACAAAATAGGGTATTGCGAAGGGGTGGTAATAATATGGCAAAGATAACAGTCAAGAAAGAAAGCAATTATACAGTAATCGACAATTCGATTTTTAACAATAAAAATTTATCTCTCAAAGCAAGAGGTTTGTTAGGCACAATGTTAAGCCTTCCAGAAGAATGGGATTACAGCGTTGAGGGATTATGTGCGATTCTCAAAGAGGGACAGACCAGTATAAAGTCAGCTTTGAAAGAGTTGGAAGCAGAAGGCTATCTTGTAAGAGTACAAACGAGAGCAGAAAACGGATGCCTTGGGAAAATGGAGTATTTTGTTTATGAAATACCGCAAAATAAAGAGGTTCAGCCGTCAGTTGAAAATCAGCTGGCGGATAAACAGCCAGTGGAAAACTCAAGACAATTAAATAAACAAGAATTAAATAAACAAGAGATAAAAAAATATAGTGCGGCAGAGCCACACCATGAGCAACGCCAGTGTGTTGACGATGTTCTGAGAAAGGCATGGTATATTGCTAAGGACAAAGGAGTTGAGAGCAAAGATTGTGATACCTTGGTTGATACAATCAAATATTACTTTGACAAATACTATTCTGTGTTTGGAAAACCACATAAGCAGATTTCGGAGAGGTCACTGGAAACCATAGTAAGCAATCTTATCGGTGCTGATGGTGATTTGGATTATCTGCTCTTGGAAAATTCGTATATAGACATGATAGACCGACATTTTGCCACGAAGTATGGCCAAAAATGTGATTACAGTCTACAGCATTTTGCTGCGGTTGGAATTATTGAGTATCAAGCAAGAAATTGTGGATTCCTTGATGGGTATAAGGAATAGTTGAAGTTTTGAACATTGATAATTGAATATTGACGGTTGTAGTGGTATAATTTTCCTATCACAAAGGAAAGGGGAAATGTAAAATGACATATGATGAATTTATGAATACAATTGTTGAATCAGAACCAGATGAATGGATATATGATGATGCGAAGGCGACTTATATCTATAAAAATGACCTAAATATTTCAATTGTAGAAAAAGAGATTGATTATGAGGAATCTGGACTTTTTTATGAAAAATGGGCAACTGATTTTCCAGATAGCAAAGCTCGTAAAGCAGAATTTGAACTATGCTACAATGGAAATGAGATTGAAACATTTTATACGGCTTATGTGGATGGCATGAGGATGGCGATTCCATATCCTAAATTGGGAGAAGCGACGATAACATTGAAACAGTATAGGATAGGGGCAATAGTAAACATTCCAAACGAGGGTTATGGCTTTGATTCATACCTAAGACGAGCTGGAATAACAGTAGAATAGTGAAGTATAGGTACCAACCGTCAATATTCGATGGTTGGTATTTTTTACGCTAAATTGGGAGGTTTTCAATGGAAATCGTACTTGGAATTATTGATATTGTGGCTACGATATTCAAAATTATTCTGATGTTTTATTCTGGATGGAAGTTTCTTGCCGGAGATAAGGAAAAGAACTCTACGTTGTATTATGGGATTTTGTTTATAGCGACTTTGGTGTGAGGTGTTTATGGTTATTAACGTAACAGAACAACAGAAGAATTTCATAGAATCGCAAGGCTACATGGTTGTTGAGTTCAAGGCGCGGGTGAAAAAGCACATTGAATTCGTATCAAGATGGTCAAGTAGAGTAATTCAAGCGATTGAAAATGTATGGAATTTGATTATTAGTTTTTTAGAGCAAATGGAAATTCAAAAAATTTTCAAAAGGCTATCATTTGAATTTATGGAAATCGTCAATAAGGTAAAAGATGTCGTTGATAATCTGATTCCCCAATTTGCGTATGAGGAAAGAGAAAAGTATCCATTTGTTCGTTCTATCGGTAGAAAATACGAGCCGAGATACAGACAGCCAATATATTTGCATAGATGTAGAAATAATTGTTGAGAGTGAGGTGTAGCATGGCAGAATTAACCGAACAAATCAAGCAGAATGTCGAGAAGATAGCGGAAATACTTGCAAAAGGGCATGACTGCGAAATCCGAAAATCGAAAAATGGAATTTCTGTTGCGGAGATTTCAAAGAGGGTGGTGGTTAGATGAGCGTTTATATATGCGAGAAATGCGGAACTATCGACAATACTGCAATAGGTGGATATTGGAAAAATTGTCTGAATGATGAACCTAAGATGTGTTCAGAGTGCAATACAGGCAAGTGGCATGGCGAATTTGAAAAGAAGCATTGGACTGATTATGGCAAAGAAAAATTGTTAGAATTGGAAAGCTATCATGATGGTTCAATGATAAATGCAACGGAGTATTTGAAGAGTATCGGAGAAATAAAATAAATATTCAAGGCATATCCGAGAGGGAGCGATATGCAACAATGCAAGAGGGTGCATTACTTTTTTAATTTGGAAAGGTGGTGCACTCTTTTTCTATGGTTTCTGAAAGCACAAAGCAGTTGGCAAATGAAATTCAAAATAGAATATCGCAAGACGGAATCAGTTATCAATGCCTAAGCGATTTGCTGGGCGTTGCAATTTATGCGTTTGAAACTGAATGTGATGAAAAATGGGCACTTAAAGTTACCTCTTACATAAAAGAGTGCTGCGTGTATGGGATTCAGAACGGAATAGAGGTTCTTCAGCTTGACGAGTTATATTGGAAGACCATTAAAGCGGAAGCTCCGTATTGGTTTGAAAGTTATCTGTTCTACATGGAGCGTAAACGTCAGCCACAAAAGCGATTCTATGAACCCAGACAGGAAACATTAAATGTTGTTGTTCAAGATTTGCAGGATTTGGAAGATGGTGTAATCGAGTTTTATGGATTATCACTTCCACCACGAGTTGGCAAAAGCACTGTTTGTATATTCTTCCTGTCATGGGTAGCCGGTAGACATCCGGATTTGCATAATGCGATGGGCGGTCATTCCGGAATACTTGCGAAAGGGTTCTATAAAGAGTTTCTGAACATCATAACATCACCAGAATATTGCTACAACGAAATTTTCCCGGATGTTGTGTTGGAAAGCAAGTCTGCGGATGAATATACAGTAAATCTGAATACACCGGACAGATTCGCAACTTTGACTTGTCGCGGTATTGATGGTACATGGACCGGTGCGATTGATATTTCTGTTGGTGGATATTTATATGTGGATGACCTTATCCGTGACCGTCAGGAATCGTTAAGCCCTGTTCGATTGGAAGGAAGATACCAGGATTATTTGAATATCATGGTTGACCGTAAAAATGACGGAGCCAAGGAACTGATGGTAGGCACCCGTTGGAACGTGCTGGACCCATTGGGAAGAAACGAGGAAAGATTCAAGAATAATCCAAAAGCACGATTCCGGAAGATACCGGCATTGAATGAACATGATGAATCCAATTTCAATTATAAGTACGGACTTGGATTCTCTACGCAGTATTACAGAGACTTACGAGATAGACTTGATAAAAACGAATGGATGGCGAAGTATCAACAGAAACCATTTATCCGTGAGGGATTGCTTTTCCCGGAAGATGAATTGAATACATACAATGGAGTCCTTCCGGATGGGGAACATTTAACAGCAGCAGCGTGTGACGTTGCATGGGGCGGAGGAGATAGTTTGTCAATGCCATTTGGTTGTGCATTTGGTGATGATGGGCCTATATACATACCAGATTGGATTTTTAACAAAGGAGATAAATACACCACAAAGCCTTTGGTTGTAGCGAAGACAATGCAACATAAGCCAAACATGGAGCGATTCGAGGCGAACAATGGTGGCGATGAATATGCAGAAGATATTGACAGGTTACTTCGTGAACAGGGGTTTAAGACAAATATATCTTGGGCGAAGGCAAGTAATCAGATTGGAAAGATGGCAAAAATCATCCAATATGCTCCGGATATTAAGCGTAGGTTCTATTTTCTTAAGCCGGAGTTGCAGAGTGAAGAATACAAGGCGGCAATGGAAGAACTTTGTATGCTTACACAGGTTGGAAAGAATGAGCACGAAGATAGTGCTGATGGATTAGTACAGTTGTTACAGTTGATTGATGGTTGCGGATTAGTTAAGACAACAATTATAGATAGCCCAATGTAAGGAGAGTGATATTGTATGATTTCAAAAGAAATTTTAACTCAATACAGCGATTTACAGGAAGAAGTCAAAGAAGTACGGGAGAGGATTGAAAAGACAGAGAAACAAATCGAGAAAATCAAGGAAGAGGGAGAAGTGATTGATACTGTAAGCGGTGGAAATGGCGGTATTCAACATTTCAAAATTGAAGGATTCCCCTATCCAGAGTATAGCAGAAAGAAAACGCTATTATATTCTCGAAAGGCAACTCTTGTCAGCCTTGAATTAGAACTTACGGAAACACTGAACCAAGTAGAGGAATTTATTGCCGGATTGGAAGATAGCCGGATGCGTAGAATCATCACTTTACGTTTCGTTGATAATTTGTCTTGGAATAAGGTGGCAGACAGAATAGGTGGCAACAACACAGAGGATAGCGTGAAAAAAGCATTTTACAGATTCATGGAAAATACATAAAGGTTGTCCTATATGTCCCGAAAATTTTTGTTATAGTTAAAATAAGCAGAAATGCAAAATGATTGAATTTCGTTGTCCACATTGCAAACTTTGGAATAAACCGATTACGGCAGATATGGGCGATAAAACAATAAAATGCAATTCATGCGGTTCATATATCCATTACAAGTTCCGCACATCAGAATTTGAGATAGTTAAAAGACCGGGGAGAACATCGTCTTCCGGTCTGATTTTATATTGAGAGGAAGTGAGATTGTGTGAGCGAAAAGGCATATAGCACGGAATATAAGGGTAGAAAGAAAATTTATACAGATGTAAGTGAGATTACAGACAAAAACGTGATTTCCGTACTGAATCGTGCACTTATCGACCATCAGAATAATAGAACGCAGATAGACTTCCTTGTAAATTTTGAAAAAGGGTTACAGCCATTACAGAGAGAAAAAACAGTACGCAAGGAAATTGATATTAAAAGTATTTCAAACCTTGCACATCAAATTACAGAGTTTTGGCTCGGTTACTTTTGGGGAAATCACATGGCATTTGTTCAGAAATCGGACAAACACCCAAAAGGGAGTGTACCGTCTGATAATGATTCCGCAATTACACTTCTCAATCAGATGTATGACGCAGAAGATATGGAAAAGAAGGACCAGATGCTTGCATATTATCTTGAGGTCGTTGGTATTTGTCCTCAGATGATAGATATTAAGCGCGAGGAAGATGAATCAGCATTCGATTTGGTTACGTTGAATCCAAGATATGCATTTGTTGTATATTCTTCGGATGCCTACGAAAGACCGATGCTTGGTGTTTCATTCTCTGAAAATGAGGATGGCTCCAAGATTTACACATGTATTTCCAAAGATAGGGTATATATCATCAAAGACGCAACCGAGATTGTCAATGGGGAGAAGAAAGAGTGCACATTTCACATGGAACGCTCTGGAGAAGCAAATCCATTTGGAATGATTAACATTATTGAATTTGAGCGTTCTACAGACCGTACAGGCGTATTTGAGCGACAGATTGATGAATTGAATGCCTTGAATATTCTCGAATCTGATTTGGTCAATGATGTTGCACAGACCACACAGGCAAATTGGTGGGGCAATGATATTGAGCTGGAAAGAGATGATGATGGAAATATAAAAGGAATACAGGGCGGTCAATGGATTCTTACCAAGACAAATGGTAGCGGTCAGAAACCGGATATTAAATCTCTGGTATTGAATTATGATTATGCCGGAGTTTTACAGAATATACAGGCAAAGCATGATGGAATCCTTGAAAGAACATTTACACCGAAGCAGACAGAACAGAGCGGAGGAAGCACAACAGGAGCAACAAGCCTATCTTCCGGATGGACTGCAACGGAAGCGGTTGCTTGCAAACAGGCACAGATTGTAAAGAGCGGATACAAGGAGAGAAATAAACTTGCCTTAATTGCTATTCAGAAATCTCCATTTGTGTCAGCGGATAGTGAATTGATGAAACTGAAAAATACAGACATCGAGATTCGACCTATCCGGCAAAAAACTTTCGATATGGCAACAAAAATTAACTCATTGGCAACAATGATTCAGAACCAGGTACATCCAAGAGTTGCAATGGAAAGCATAGATTTCTTTCCAAATCTAGCCGAAGCAATCGAAGATTCCGTTCCGCAGATGTTGGAATATCAGAAGATGCTTAGAGAGAAAAGCAACAAGGCATCTGAAACAACGCAGAATAACCCAAATCCAGACAAAAAACGGATTATGGCAGATTCTAGCGACCAAGTAACAAACAGCCCTTTAAAGGACTTATAAATCGTTATCTAGCACTTAGCTTTTATGGCTAGGTGCTTTTTATATGCGGCAGGGAAGTCGCAATACAAATTTCGCATTCAAAACGTCTAGGGAAAGACGAAAATTACGCACAACAATTTATCAATAGTGCAGGGACGCACTTAAAAAAACGCAGAAAGTAGAGGTATCGCAATGAAAAGAAATGAGAACCCGTTTAGAGAAAAAATGAATTTGCAGTTTTTTGCAAAGGAGCCAGAACCAGCACCGAATCCGGAACCAACACCAGAACCAACACCGAACCCGGAACCGGAACCACAGTTATCAGCAGAGGAACAGTTGCAACAGGCACTTGTGGAAATTGAAAAGTTAAAACGTGCACAGGAAAAGGCTGCTACGGATGCTGCTGATTGGAAGAAAAAGTACAACGCTACTTTGACGGATGCGCAGAAAGCCGCACAGGAAAAGGCTGAAAAGGAAGCTGAACGGCAGGAACAGTTTGACAAGCTGTTGAAAGAAAATACTGTAAATAAACTGGAAAAGAATTTCTTGAAGTTGAGATATCCAGAGGATAAGGCAAAAGAAGCTGCAAATGCACAGTATGACGGAGACACGGAAACATTGTTTCGTATTCAGTCAGAAGTACAGACAAACCTTATCAAACAGAAAGAAGCAGAGTGGTTAAAAAGCAGACCACAGGTAAATACTGGAGCTGGAGAAGGAGAGGGAGAGGACCCATTCCTGCAAGGCTTTAATTCGGTAGGTAACCAATATATCAATAAAAAATAATTCGGAGGTAAAATATTATGGCAGTAAATTATGCAGCAAAATATGCAAACGTGGTAGATGAGAGATTTAAGTTGGGTTCTCTTACATCTGCAATTATCAATAACAACTTTGACTGGCTCGGTGTCAAGACCGTTAAGGTATTCAGCCGTGATTTGGCTACACTCAATGATTACAAGACGTCTGGAAGTAATCGTTATGGTACACCGGATGAGCTTGGCAACAATGAGCAGGAAATGACAATCACACAGGATAAGTCATTTACCTATACAATTGATGCATCTAGTGAACAGGATACAAATGGAACAATGGAAGCTGCAGCAACACTTGCAGAAAACATCGATAATCTTGTTATTCCTGCAATGGATACTTACAGACTTTCAGTATTAGTCGCAAATGCTCCGACAGAAGGTTCTGTATCTAAGAAATCTCACATTATCACAAAGGCTGTAACAAGTGCAAATGCTTACGAGGAGTTCCTTGCATGTCAGGAAGTACTTGACGATGACAAGGCTCCGCAGATGGGAAGAATTTGTGTTGCGACTCCAACATTTTTGAACATGATTAAGTTGGACGAGCATTTCACTAAATCTGGAGATATGGGAACTAGAATTGCTATCAATGGATTCGCAGGAGATATTGATGGAGTCCCAACTATTAAAGTTCCAACATCTTATCTTCCAGAAGGTGTAGATTTCATTATCACTAATGCAGCAGTAATGCCGTCTCCTGTTAAATTGCAGGAATTCAAAATCAACTACAATGCACCTGGTATTTCCGGAGCCTTAGTTGAGGCGAGAGTTCGTTACGATGCATTTGCGTTGAATAAAAAAGTTGATGCAATCGCTGTTCACAAGACTGCAACAGCGTAGGAGGGAGTAGAACATGAAAGTTAAGAAAAACGGAGTAGTTATGGTGGTAAGGGACGAACATCAGCTTGCCGCATTTGTAAATAATGGCTGGGAAAAGGTTGCAGAAAAAGAATCTGCAACCAATCAGAGAAAAGAAACAGCAAAATAGATTGTGAGGTGGCAGAATGGCAGATATTGAAACAACTCCAACAGAGGAAGAAGTAACGCTTACTCCGATGGAAGAGTTTGAAAAGAAAATTAAAGACATGACAACTGAATATGGTGCGGATGTGTCTAACTTGTCTGTCAATCTTGCTATTGAAGCATTTATGGATTTACGAAATTATCCGGCTTCATGGACGGAAGAAAAGATTCTTGCCGACACGGAGAAGAATAAAGCCAAGATTGCTATGGCGGCTATCGAGATTGATTCCAAGGATGGTGTGGAAAATCAGATATCGCACTCTGAAAATGGAATTTCTCGTGGCTACTATTCCGGCATCATGGCTTTTAAGGATGTAATCGGATTTGCTAATTGCATTTAGCAGATTGTGCGTGGAGAAATCCGCAGGGTGGCACTCATTGGTCGGTGGTGGGCAGAGTGTCTTATGAAATGAGGAATGTTATGCGAAATTGCAAGAAAAACCAACGTAGTATGTATTATTCAATTTATAAAACAGACGTTCCAATATTGGATGAGAATGGATTCGAGGAATTAGAAACCAAATCGGTGTATGATACACCAGTTCCATTCAAAGCTTCTCTTTCCACCGGACAGAGTGATGCGGAAGAATCTCCATTCGGTAAAGATGTGAAGTATGACCGGGTTATCAGCACTTGTGATACTTCCTTGCCGATTGATGAAAATGCACTTGTTTGGGTAAAGAATGAGCCGGTCTACAACGCTGACGGAACTGTTAATCCGGATAGTGCAGATTATGAGGTGGCAGCTTTACCTTTGGATGGTCTGAATAGCCTGCGTATCGCCATAAAGAAGCGTTCAAAGACAGTTATTGAGGATTCCTCGGCAACTGATGAAAACGTGCCGGATTCGGGCGATAGCGGTGGCTCTGATAGTGGAGAAGAAGATGGATTTTAGGAAAGGTTAGGTAATAATATGAAAAAGTTATTTATCAGTCAGCCAATGCGAGATAAGACTGACGAAGAAATCAAAGCAGAGAGAGCGAAAATCGTTGAAGCGGTAACAGAGCGATTTGGAGAAGTAGAGTTAATAGATTCTTTCTTTGAGTCAGCGCCGCACGATGCAAAACCATTGTGGTTTCTTGGTAAATCATTAGAACTTCTTGCAGATGCTGATTGCGCTTATTTTGCAGAAGGGTGGAAAGATTACAGAGGATGCAAGATTGAGCATGAATGTGCTGTTCAGTATGGTATTGATATTGTCGGAGAGTAGGAGGTTCAGATATGCATAATGACGAGTTTTTAGAACTGTGTAAAAAAATTGTGGTTGATTATTTCAATACACATTCTGATAAAACAGACAACAAACAGATAACAGAGGACGATGTATTTGTTGTTTGGTCTTGTAAAACTTTAAAGAACAATAAAGCACTTGTAAGCACAACTGTATCAGATGGAATGTATTACGAGATTACCCATAATGGAGATAAGCATGAAACATATGTTGATGCTTATAAAAAGTGGGAGAATTTCGTTGTTAAAAATGAGTAGGTGATCTGATTGTCAAAGAAGATAACCATGAATCTTAGCGTTTCAAGCGTACAGAACGCAATCAAAGAACTCCGGCAGTATCAGCAAGACTTGAACCGGAAATGCGAGATATTCTGCCAGAGATTGACGGAACTCGGGAAAGTTACCGCCGAAGCAAAAGTGAATGAAAGTCCACTTGGGAAGTATGTTGTGGTTACAACCGATATTAAGCCGGAAAAGGCAGGGTGCAAGGCTATACTGATTGCTACCGGTGTTACCAAGTCAACGGATTACGGAGATGTGAATATGTTGCTTCTGATTGAATTTGGGGCAGGTATTCATTACAATTCCGTTCCAAATCCGAAAGCCGGAGAACTTGGTTTCGGTGTCGGAACATTCCCCGGACAGACACATGCATTTGAAGATGGGTGGTATTATCCGGATGAAAACGGAGAATGGCATTATACGCATGGTACAAAGGCAACAATGCCGATGTACAACGCATCAACAGAAATGTTGCTGAATATCAGAAAAATAGCCAGAGAAGTATTTGGAAGTTAGGTGGTGGTTAAATTGCTCTCGGTAAGAACATTAGTCAATTCCAGATTGAGCCAACGATTGCGGAAAGATGAAGATGCTCCGTATTCTGTGTCAACATTGAATATGACATCGACAAGAAACGGAACTCCTGCAAAATTCCCGACATTGAATGTGGATTCGCTTGGAGAACCGTCCACGGCTGACGATTTGGAACGGAATGCGCAGAACGCAATCAGTTCCACTATTGAATTGAAAGCGTACACCACGACATCATTGACAGATGCAAGAACACTTATAGATGAAGCAGGAGATGTGATGATATCAATGGGTTATTCGTTAATATACGGACCCGAAGATATTTCTTCCGGAGATAAAAATATTATGGTCGCTCGCTTCCGGCGAACAGTCGGAGCAGGAGATATAGAAACAATGAAACAAGGAGCCTAAAGGCTCTTATTTTTATGCACCGGATACCAACACGTGAGGTATTCGCTGACCGCTCAAAGTTATGCGGTAGAAAGTGAGGGTATTATGGCAAGTACAAGCTATCTTGCAAGAGTTATTTACAAAGAACATACTGATGCAGACGGAGCAACAAATTTTACAGGAACATACAAACTTTTGGTAAAAGCAAAATCAATTCCATCTCCAGCATCAGCACCAAACACAGTAGAATCCACTACTATGGAAGATGATACGCAGACCTTTGAAATGGGTATAAAGACTTCTGATTCAAAGGAAATTACAGGAAATCTTGAAAAAGAATACCTGGATGCCATTGATGAACTTGGAACAAAGAAGCTTGATATCATGCATTTGTATGGAACACAGGGAATCGGAGAAGTTGCAAAGTATGCCTATGTCGGACAGGCAGTTGCAACACCAACTGATGTCGGAGGAGTGGATGAAATTCTTGAAATGGCTGTTACAATTATTCCAAACACGGCTGCAAAGAAAGTTACGGATGATTTTACCGTTGTTGACAACAAGGACGGCACATTTACTGTATCAAAAAAATCGTAAGTTCTGATGCTGAATCAGCAAGCGTTCAGAGCGATGATAAAGATTTGGCTGATGAAACAACTTAATCATTGATGTTAAATGGGGCGGCTTTCGGGCTGCCCCATTACCATAATATCAGAATGAAGGGAAAGGTATAAATCATGAAAACAATTAAAATCGGAGAAAATGAGTATACATTAGAGTTTACATTTGAAGCAGCAGAACATAAAGAACTTGTGCAGGCAATGTTTGAGATGATGTCAGGTGCATATTTCGCTAAAAAAGGATTAGCTGAAGAAGAGGAAGATAAAAATAAAAAAGTAGCTATGGCAGCAGCAATGATTGATGGTGCATCTGAAATGGTCGCAGATGTGCCTCGCGTTTGCCGTATTGCTTTTTATGCCGGCTTACTTGAGAACAATCCGGTAAAAGAAGATGAAGCAAGGGCATTTATGAAACAGTACATGAAAGAGAATAATCTTTCATTCAGTAAACTGTTTGAAGACTTGAAGAAATGCATGGAAGATGACGGTTTTTTCGACCTGTCGGGAATCAAGGATATGATTCAGCAGATGAACTCAGCGGCACAGGAGAAAGCAGAGGAAATTCAGAAAACGAAAGCTGTAAAGAAATCAACTTCCACAAAATAATCTGGGAAGAATATTTGCCGAATGCGTTGGCAATAGGTGTTCCGTATGATGTGTTCTGGCATCTGAATCCGAAGAAACTGCAATCGTTTTATAAGGCTTATAAGATAAAACAGAAAATGCAGGATGAACAGTCATGGATGCTCGGTATTTATTTTGAAAGTGCAGCATACACGGCAGTATCAAATGCATTAGCAAATGCCTTTGGAAAGAAATGTAAAGCTGAATACATGAAAAAGCCTATCATGTCAAAGATTGAAGATGATACAGGCCTTACGCAGGAAGAGATTGACGAGCGTGAGCTTAAGAAGATGATTCTTGCAGAAGAACAATGGATTAGGAATGATAAGGAAAGAGGATTGCCGACTACGGTAATCAAATAGCAAGGACGGTATGGTGTCATAGCCTACCGTCTTTTTACTGGCTATCGAATGGAGATAGTCACTAACCAAGAAAAGTGATTGGAAGGAAGTGGAAGCATGGGCGATACGATTGATTCCTTAAACATAGAGGTACAAGCATCTGCGGTAAAGGCAAATGATTCGGTCGAGAAGTTAATAGGAAAATTAGATAGGCTTTCCACGTCGTTAATGCAGGTAAATGGACACAATCTTGTCAATCTAGCATCTGGTGTAAATAGACTGTCATCTGCAATGCAGAGTATGAAAAACGTTGGGACAGCAGATTTTACACGTCTTGCAAAGAACATCAGTAAAATGGGTTCGATTGACAGTGCAGGGATTAGCAACGCGGCTGCATCTATGCATCAGTTTAGCAATGCACTTAATTCGCTTGGAAGTACGCCTGTTTCTGCAAATGCGGCACAGTTCGGGGAACTGGCAAAGGGTATTGCACAGTTAGGGTATAAGAGTTCCACACAGGCAATTGAAAACATCCCGAAACTTGCCGCGGCTATGCAACAACTTATGACAACGCTTTCCAGTACACCAAAGGTTAGTCAGAACCTTATTGACATGACCAATGCATTGGCAGGATTGGTTCGCACTGGTGCTTCATCTGGTCGTGCGGCAAATTCTCTGTCTACTAGTCTAAACACCTATACAGGAGCAACTAAGAAGGCAGAAAAAGCAACAAAAAGTTTCTCACAGATTGCCGGAAATTTTTATTCAAATTTCTTTTTGATTATTCGCGGAGCGAAAAAAGCATTGAAATCAGTTGAAAGTTCAATGGATTATGTTGAGACTTTCAACTATTGGAATGTTACGCTTGAAAAGATTGGAAAAGAGTTTGGAAGTCAGTTTGAGGGATATGGGGAAGACAACGCTGAATCCTATGTTGATTCATTCAGAGACAGACTGGCAACATTAACCCAAAAAATGACCGGATATCAGATTGGAGATTCCGGCGATTTAACGATGACTTCTGGCATGAATCTCGGTCTTGACCCAGAGCAACTTATGAATTTCCAAGCAAAGATTGGAGCTGTAACCAATGCCGTAGGATTGACAGGAGAAGCGAGCATTGATACATCAAAAGCATTATCTATGCTTTCGGCAGATATATCTTCCTTTACAAATGCTGATTTGTCCTCTGTCATGACAAACTTACAATCTGGTCTTATTGGTCAAAGCCGTGCGTTGTATAAGTATGGAATTGATATTACAAACGCCAATTTGCAGAATTATGCATATGCTAATGGAGTAACCAAGGCTGTATCAGAAATGACACAGGCTGAAAAGATGCAATTGAGATTGATTGCTATTTTAGACCAGTCCAAAGTTGCATGGGGTGACCAGGCAAACACTCTTAATTCCGTAGCAAATCAGTACAGAATTTTAAAACAGCAGGTATCCAACCTTGCAAGAACGATTGGAAATCTGTTTTTACCAATTGTCAAGACGGTACTTCCGGTTGTAAACGGACTGGTTATTTCGCTGAATAGATTGTTCACAACACTTGGATTCCATCTGTTTGGCAGTAACTGGCTTAAAGATTTACAGGATGGAATCAGCGGCGGATATGGCGGCGATGGGCTTGATGATATTGCGGATAGTGCAGAGGAAGCAACTGGTGGCCTTGAAGATGCGGCAAATGCAGCGAAGAAGCTGAAAGGTACATTGCGCAGTTTTGATGAACTGAATGTCATAAATACGGAAACAGATTCCGGTAGTGGAAGCAGTTCCGGCGGCGGTTCCGGTGGAGGTTCTGACATTGACTTGTCCGGTGCGATTTCCGGTGCGTTAGCTGACTATGAATCTATATGGGGAGCGGCGTTGGCAGATTCGGAGAATAAGGCACAGGTATATGCTGATATAATATCTTCTGCATTTACAAAGGCATGGAGTGCAGTAGAGCCGTTTAGAAATGCAATAGTTAATCTATGGGATAATGGATTAGGAAAACTTGCAAATTTTTCATGGACAAGCCTAAAGGGGTTTTATGAAGAGTTTTTAATTCCAATAGGAACATGGGCATTTGGAACAGAGGATTCCGGTCTTACAAGGTTTGTTAATGTAATAAATGCTAGTCTTATGGCTATAAACTGGGATGAATTATCAGAATCATTAAAGAATTTCTGGATTGCAATAGAACCGTATGCGGAGCAGTTTGGAGAGGGATTAATTGACTTTTTCGAGGATTTGTCTGGAATAGCCGTAAGCGTTATAAATCAATTTCCTTCATTGTTTAATGGAATTGCAGATGCATTGAATAATGGAAACCCGGAAATGGCAAGACGGTGGGGATATGCACTTGGAGAATTGGCGGTTGGAATTTTTGCATTAAAAGGAATTTCTTCAATAGTAACATCTATTAGCAATTTGATAAAGGCAATATCAAGTCTTTCAGTTGTACAGGGTGCAGTTAAGCTTATTAGAAACTTAATAGGTGTAGTTCAGATTGTTTCTGGTGGTTTTGGAACGTGGAGTGAAGCTATATCATGGGTATTCCCGACTATCGGAAAGGTAATTACTTTTGTATCAAAATTTGCAACTAATATAGCAGGAATTGGAAGTATCATATCTGGTGCAGTACTGGCAGTTACAAACTTTTTCTCCATGTGGGAAAATGGTTGGAGTATATTAAGTGAGATTTTAAAAGACATAGGAATAGCGTTGGCGGCTGTTGGAGCGGTTATCTTAGGTATTGCAACTGGTCCAGTAGCTGTTATTGTGGCAGCAGTTGTAGCAGCTGGCTCATCAATTGCGATTGTGGTACATGATAACTGGGCTGCAATATGCGAATGGTTCTCAAACGCTGCAGATTGGTTTGATACGAATGTTGTAACTCCCATAGTAGATTTCTTTAAAGGTTTATGGGAATCTGTTGCAGGATATTTTTCAAATTTATGGGAAGATATATCAGCGATTTGGAATACGGCGTCTAAATGGTTTAGTGATAATGTAGTAGAGCCAGTGGTTGGATTTTTCCAAGGTTTTTACAAGAGAGTAAGGCAAATTTTTGAAGGACTTTGGATAATTGTACAAGCTATATGGATTGTTGTTTCTGATTGGTTTAACGAAACTGTTATTATGCCAGTGGTTGGATTCTTCCAAGAATTGTGGGAAGATGTATCTGGGTTCTTTTCACAATTATGGATAGACATACAGACGGTATGGAGTGCTGTGTCAACTTGGTTCAACAACACGGTAATTGTTCCTGTAACAGACTTTTTTAAAGGGGTATGGGAGAATGTATCTACATACTTTACAAATTTATGGGAAGATATACAAGGAGTATGGGAAAATGTATCTACGTGGTTTGATACAAATATCATAGCTCCTGTTACAGGAGCATTTAAAACAGCTTGTGAAGCAATCGGAGGTTTCTTCGATGGACTTTGGGAAGGAATAAAAAGTGGTGTTGTTGGTGCAATGAATGCTGTTATAGGCGGTATTGAATCTGGAATAAATTTTATTGTTAGCGGAATCAATAATATCATCGGTGGCTTTAATAAAGTAGTATCTTGGGCTGCGAGTATAGTAGACGTTAATTGGAATGGTGTTGATTTAGTACCAACAGTGACATTGCCGAGAATACAGGCATATGCAGTCGGTGGTTTCCCAGAAGATGGGCTGTTCATGGCAAATCACGGAGAGCTTGTTGGTAAATTCTCGAATGGAAAGACGGCAGTTGCAAACAATGAGCAGATTACGCAGGGAATTGCTGATGCAATCTATCCGGCAGTTTACAACGCGGTATCAGCGGCTATGAAGAACAACGGAGGAAATTCTAATGTGACATTCCAAGTAGAGGGAGATCCTAATGGGTTGTTTAAAGTAGTACGAAAGAAAGCAAGTGAGTATAATGATAGAACTGGGAGACCCGCATTTGACTTTTAAATATACATATTTTAATAGTAGGTTTCCTTTTTTCTACAAATGTTGTATAATCGTTGTAATAAATGATAGGGGGTGCTGTTATGGCTCTTATTAAATGCCCGGAATGTGGTCGAGATGTAAGTGATAAAGCAGTTAGTTGTCCGAACTGTGGATGCCCGGCAAGTATTAACAGTGTGAAGTCAGATTCTTTTGTGTGGAAAGATGGCAACACCATAACATATAATGGTATAGACATAAATTTGGATGAAATCGTTAAAATATATGGAATCTCGATAAGTGGTGCAATTTCATATGTAAAGCGAACATATGGTATCACGCAGGAAGAAGCGGAAAAAATCTTTGAAGATTATTTTGCTGAAATTGATATAGTTGATTCAAAGGGTTCCAGGATAATTAAGCAAAATGGAAATGTGAAAATATTTAGTAAAAAGAGACAACTGTACGATGGAAAAGAAAAGGATGTACGTATAATAGGGCTGTCAAAATTTATCTTTTCTAATGGATGTATTACTTTTGGATTCCCTGGTACAATTTTTAGGTTAAATTTTTATCCAAAGTCTAAAGATGACTATTTGCTTTTACAACAAACATTTAATGATAAAGTTCATGAATATTATCAAACGGAAGAAAGGTTTAAGGAAAAAGAACAGGTTAGAAAGGCAGAGCAAAAAGCGGAGAGGGAGCAACAAAAGCTCATAAAAGCACAGACCGAATATTTTAACTCACAAGCCCGTTGTCCAAAGTGCCATTCAACATCAATCTCCTACGATACTAAAAAACTTAGTTTTGGCAGGGCATTAGTCGGAGATGCGCTTGCAGGACCGACAGGAGCGATTCTTGGTGGTTTGAGCAGCAAAAAAGGTTATGCGGTGTGTTTGAACTGCGGAAAACGGTGGAAAATTTAGATTGACAGCAAGTAAAAGTCGTGATAAAAATATCTATCATATATATGCAAATAGAATAAAAATCACACAGGCAAGACCGAGAAATTGGAACGTCCTGTAAGCCTATGATGGATAGGTACGGATTCGTGACCGTCAGAGATTAAGGAAACTTAGTCTTTGGCGGTTTTTTGTATGCAAAAGATAACAAATTCCAAAGTACAAAACAGTTAAGAGAAGAGTACGGAATATCAAAGAAAGATAGTCTTAGAGATTGCTTTCCGGAAGAAGAACTTAAGAAAATTCAGAATGCAGAAATGCTTGTAAGTTCTCTTATTGGCTATGGTTGGGGGTATAACGAGATAAAGAGTTTTATAACAGAACAGTCAAGAAAGTTTATTGCAGCATAATGGATGATACAGGCACCCAGAGAAATTTAGGTGTCTTTTTTGATGCATAAATACCGGCTACCGGATAGAGGTAGTCGCTAACCAGAATAATTACTGGAAGGGAGTGAGAACGTGGCATATAGTGGATTTTTAGTAAAGGCTGGAGATTATATAATCCCGGCAAACCAATACATTAAGGCGGACAGTTACAGTGTATATTCCAATATGCAGGATTTAGACCCGTATACGGATGCAAATGGATATCTGCATCGTGAAGCGTTGGATTTAAAAGCGGTAAAAGTCGAATTTGAAACCCCTGCAATGCTGACAAATGCACAGTTTGCAAATCTCATGAAAAAAATACGTGAAAACTATACGATACCGAAAGCTAGACAGCTGATATTGACCGCATACGTACCAGAATATGACGATTATGTGACGCAGACAGTATATCTGGCTGATTTTACACCGTCTATCTACAGTACGGCTGGTGGAATTATTCGGTATAAGCCGGTTCGTCTTGCATTTATAGGGGGTGTGTACGATGGTTGAGTATAAGTATTCCGATTTGTTTTGGAAAGATAGCATAGACAAACAGGTGAAAATCGCATATGACGGCGGAATTATAACAAATGAGGACCTGTATTCGGAAGAGTTTGAACTTGGCGAAAGCCTGTGTTCTGAGTCGGAATTACGGTTCGGGTGCTGTGAAGCAGGCGTACTAAAATTCAAGGTAGCAAATATATTCCAGCCTCTAAAGGATAAGTACCTGACTGTGACAGAAACGATAAACGGAAATACAGATGCTCCGTTTGAGTTTGGCAGGTACAAGGTTTATTCAGATAAGCCTACCGCAGACAGAAGATATAGAGAAATCACAGCATATGATGCCATGTACGACATTATTAATGCCGAGGTGTCAGACTGGTACAATGTATTGTTGCCGGATAAGACAAGCGCTGTAACGATGAAGCAGTTCCGAACCAGCTTTATTTCGCATTTTGGTTTGGAACAGGAAGAAATCGACCTTGTAAATGACAGCATGGTTGTGGAAAAGACCATAGAACCATCTGAATTAAGCGGCAAAGATGTTATTACAGCAATCTGTGAGATTAACGGCTGTTTCGGACATATCGGGCGAAATGGGAAGTTTAAATATGTCTTTCTTCCAAAGTATATACAGGGACTATGGCCGGCGAATGATTTATATCCGGCAGATAACCTGTATCCGAGAAATCCAAACACTGAAAGAATAGGCAGTTTTCTGTACATAAACTGTGAGTACGAGGATTATGTAACACAGAATATTACCAAAATACAGATTAGGCAGAAAGAGAATGACATTGGTGCGATTGTCGGGACGGGGAATAATTGCTATATAGTTGAAGATAATTTTCTTGTATATGGCAAAAGTGCAGAAGATTTAGAGGATATAGCCGGTAATATGTTCTCTATAATTTCTGATGTGTCATACAGACCGTTTTCGGCTGAATGTAAAGGGAATCCGTGCCTTGAGGTTGGCGATGCAGTACGTCTGGCTACCAGGTATGAGATTATCGAAAGCTACGTGTTAAAACGTACGCTAAAGGGCATACAGGCGCTTAGGGACGAATATGAAGCAACGGGTGAAGAATACCGTTCTACACAGGCAAATAGCGTGCATAAAAGCATTATACAGCTTAAAGGAAAGACCAACGTGCTGACACGGACAATCGAGGAAACAAACAGTAAGATTACGGACGTTGAAAGTGGATTAAGTTCTGAAATTAAGCAGACAGCAACAGATATAAGGGCAGAAGTTAAAAACACGGCTGACGGCTTGTCAAGCAGTATTGAGCAGACTGCAAGCAGTATCCGGAGCGAGGTATCCGATTCAGTAAACAACTTATCCAGTAGTATACAGCAAAACGCAGAATCAATTGCAACGGAAGTAAAGCGGGCAAACGAAGCCGAGGGCAATTTATCGACGAAAATTACACAGACTGCGGAATCAATTACATCAGAAGTAAGCAAAAACTACGAAACAAAAGAAAACGCTACAAACACAAAAACGGAGTTGGAAAGTTCTATAAAACAGACGGCAGACGGATTTACGGCAGAGTTATCAAAACAGGTAACGGAAACTAAACAATATGCTGAATCTGCCGCTGAAACGGCTGAAAGTAATGCAAAACAGGACACGGCAGATAAGTTAAAGGATTACAGCACAACAACGGAAATGAATACCCGAATCAATGCCACAGCAGAGGGAATTTCGGCAGAGGTAACCCGAAAACTGCAAAGCTACAGCACTACAGAACAGATGAATAGTGCAATAAGGCAGACGGCGGATAGCATTAATACAGAAGTATCAAAAAAAGTAAATGGTGATGAAATTATTTCAAAAATTAACCAATCTGCCGAAAACGTTTCGATTGAAGCAAACAAAATCAATCTGAACGGCGCTGTGACGACTAATCAGAATTTTAAAATCGGTTTGGACGGCAGTATGGAAGCGTTATCTGGACTAATCGGAGAATGGCAGATATTTAATGGATATTTGAGATACGTTTTAGGCGAAAATGCGCAAGCACTTATTAAGCCGGACGAATTACTCATAAGCAGGAGTGCCGGTGCAAACTTTCATGCGTATCCTGGATTGCTATATATGCAATCTGACGATGGTGAACGGAGCATTTCGATTGATTGTAACGATGGAAGCATTAACCTCGGAGGAAGTTGGACAACGCCGTGGGGAGATATAGAAAATTAGGAGGAATAGACGATGAACAAGGCATATGGTCGAATTGACTGGCAAAACTACCCCAGCGATGAAACACCGATAAATGAAAGCAATCTGAATAAAATAGATGTGGCTACAGATGAAATTGACAATAGGGTAATTACACTGGACACTACCAAAGCGACTAAGGAAGAAGTTTCAACACTGGTGCAGGACGTTACATTTGAAGAAAAGACGGGAATTATCACAATCGTAAAGAAAAACGGTTCAAAGATAACGATTGACACGCAAATGGAAAAGATTGCTGTGAATTTTTCATATAATGCCGGAACACAGCAGATTATTTTAACGCTTATTGACGGTACAAAGCAATATATAGACCTGACAGCATTGATTACGCAGTATGAGTTTTTGGACAGTGACACGGTGGCATTTTCGATTGACAGTGCTGGAAAAGTGTCTGCAATCGTAAAAGAAGCGAGTATTCAAGAAAAGCATTTACAGCCTAATTATCTTGCAGATATTAAAGTTGAAGTTGCAAAAGCACAGGCAAGCCAGTCGGCGGCGGCAACCAGTGAATCCAATGCGGCGGCGAGTGCTACAAAAGCACAGAGTTATGCTACTGGCGGTACAAACAGCCGCACAGGCGAAGATACGGACAATGCAAAGTATTATAGCCAACAGTCGGCACAGAGCCAATCGGTGGCGGCAACAAGCGCAGATACGGCAAGCACAAAAGCAGAAGAAGCGGCGGCAAGTGCGGCAACAGCTAAAACAAGTGCTGATAATGCCGCGGGAAGTGCAAATTTAGCTAATGAAAAAGCGAATAGCGCGGCAAATAGCGCAACCATCGCAGTTTCAAATTCCAATGCGGCACAGCAGTACGCTTCCAATGCGGCGGCAAGTGCGGACACAGCACAAAACTATGCCGTAGCAGATACAGACAGCGCAAAATACTATTACGAGCAGGCAAGACGGATTTCTGAATCGTTCTCGGGTGCATTAAGACCGATGGGAACGGTTGCATTTGCAAATCTTCCGGCACTGTCAGAAGCGGACGGCGGAAGCATGTATAACATTTCAGACCAGTTTGTAACAACTTCGGATTTTAAGGAGGGTGAAGGGGATGCTATTCCGGCAGGCGCTAATGTGTATAAAACAGAGGACGGCAAGTGGGATATCCTTGCGGGAACACCTGTAACAGGAGTAAAAGGCAGTGCGGAAAGCGAATATAGGCGGGGCAATGTTAATATAACAGCGGAAAATGTAGGTGCGGTGCCGGTAGGCGGCAATGCAGGAAGTGCAGACAGGGCGGCAAGGCTCGGAAGAAATGGCAACGCTGGATATCCGATGACATTTAATTGGGCAGGCAAAGATGGACAACCTTCGTGGTTGTGGGGCGGCGAAAACGGAGAAGATATGTACGTTTACAATCCTAGTAATTTTAGCGTAAATTATGCAGCAAGTGCGGGAAACGCTGCGAAAGTAAATGGGCATAATGTTAATGCAGATGTACCGTCAGATGCAAAATTTACGGATACGGATACATGGCGACCATTAGGAACTACCGCTGATACAGCCTGCGCTGGAAATGACAGCAGATTAAGTAATGCACGTCCGGCAAGTGATGTATATGCATGGGCGAAAGCAAGCACTAAGCCAGCGTATAATAAAGCAGAAGTAGGACTTGGAAACGTTGACAATACAGCAGATTCTACAAAGTCTGTAAATTATGCAGCAAGTGCGGGAAACGCTGCGAAAGTAAATGGGCATAATGTTAATGCAGATGTACCGTCAGATGCAAAATTTACGGATACAAAAGGCACATGTCTTTCCGGTCGAAGTTCGTCTTATGGCTGGTCGGTTAACCGTTTGCCAAGTGGTTATCTGATTGAAACGTTTCACACCGCAGCCCAAAACTACACCATGACTAATCAATATGGCAATATGTATTGGGCAAGCTTTGAAATTACGATACCGCAAAGCAATAATATTAAGTTTTTTGATGCTATCAACATTACGCCATTCGCGACAAGCGGATTAATAAGTGTAAGCATTACGAATTACACAACAAGTAAAATTCAGGGATTTGTTTTTTCACCGCTTGCAGAAACCAAGAGCATTAGTTTTCATGTAACTCTGCATGGAACAGCATCTTAAAGGGGGTGGTAGTCGTGTACTACGACAGCAGTTAAAAGTTAAATAAACATTTATTACAAAGACACTTTCGTGTCTTATTTTTTTACCTCAAAAAAGCAAAGTTGCACCGGTGCAACGGAAAGGAATATCGATGGAAAAAGTTAAAATGATTATTATTGCAGTATGGGGCGCATTGATGAGCGCATTGGGTGTTTTAGCAGTGCCGGTATTATTACTAGTGTTCTGTAATGTAATTGACTATTTTACAGGAGTAATGGCGGCAAAGTATCGCTCACAGAGCATAAACAGCTACAAAGGAATTAAAGGCATTACCAAAAAGGTGTGTATGTGGCTGTTAGTCGTTGTTGGTGTGGTAGTAGATACGTTATTACAGTATGCAGGGAATACGGTAGGGATTGTGGTTCCGTTTACATTTTTAGTAGCGTGTATTGTTGCAATCTGGCTTGTGTGTAACGAATTGATTTCTATTTTAGAAAATATCTCGGATATTGGTGTAACGCTGCCGCCATTTTTACAGCCGATTGTAAAGAATTTAAAGCAGCAGGTAGAAGATAAAGCAAATATTGAAAGCGAGGACAAGTAATATGAGAATGGGTTTAATTTCAGGACACGGTGCCGGGGACTGCGGCGCCGTTGGCTGTGGATACGAGGAAGCAAATGAAACCGTGCGTGTTGTGCGTATGCTTGCAGAGAAATTTGAAGCGTGCGGCATTGAAGTTGTTACATATCCTTATGAGCGTAATGCATTTAAGGATTGTAACAGGGGTTTGGGACTTCAGGCGGATTTTTCCGGGTGCAATTATGTAATCGAAGTGCATTTTAATTCCGGCAGAGGTGATGAGGGCGGTGATGATGACATCGGCGGTACGGAAATTTATGTTACACCTAGAGAAGAAACTACCAATACAGAGCAGATTATTTTACGAAATATGGAAGCTTTGGGATTCAGAAATCGCGGAGTCCGGGCGGAAAATTTTCTTGCCATTAATAAGGTAAAGAACTTAGGTGTATCATCTGCGTTGCTGGAGGTATGTTTTATTGATGATGCAGATGATATGCTCCTTTATGAAGAAAATTTTGAAGCTATTGGAAATACGATTGTAAGCGCAGTGTGTGAAGGCTTTGGTGTGGGATATGTGAAAGATACCGATGAAGCTAAGAACACAGAGGAAGGAGAACACATGACAAACGAAGAAAAGAACTGGTATATTAACTGTACATTTATTGAACTGCTGGGAAGGCCGGCAGATGACGGAGGGCTGGAGAATTACAGAAACCAGATTCCGGACGATGCAGCGTGGGATGACAATCTGACGGCATATGTTGACGACAACATCAAGCAGTCAGATGAATATGCCCAGTATCAGCAGAAGGAGTATATCCGCAAAGTTTATCTTGCAGAGCTTGGCAGAGAACCGGACCCTGCCGGAATGGAAACATACATGTGCTACGGAAGATACCGTGATATCTACAGAGATATTCATATGTCCGATGAAGCGCGCGCTTATAGAGGAGAATAAAAATGAGTGTATATATATCGGGGAAAAATTTGACGTTGCCACTAATAAGGAATACAAAAAGCAGGACGGCTATGCCGGAATGTTTGGGAAGGCTATCGACAGATTGCAGATTACCATTTCGTGATTTACAGCTAAGCCGGGGTGAAATAATCCCCGGCTCTAAAGGTAAATTAATGTTAATAGCTGTTACCCAAAATTACCACGACAAATATAGCTGTAGTAGATGATGAGCCGATATCTGTAAGGATTATTAAAAATTTTATTGAACATTTGTTCTTGTTGTGATATGATTAATAACAGAACAAATGTTTGCATTACAAAGGGGGCTATGAAAAATGAAGGAACAGAATGAGGAAATGGAAATGACAAATGAGGAATATCGGATTGAGTTGCAGAGGTTATTTAATGGAGTGGATAGTAATAGACTGCTCCGATATTTTTATATATTTGTTTCGGAAAAATTAAAGAGGGTGCGGTAATTGCACCCTATATTTTCTGTATATCAGCATTTTCAACTATAAGATATGTGTATTCTTCCATTAGTGCTAAATGGAAATCATCATCAAAAGATTGATACGTAATTTCGTTTTCTTTTTTCTTATATTTGGCATAACTTTGGTAAATGTTACATATCCCTTTGAACCTTTTTTTGCGGTAAATACATATCCTCCAAGTGGCAAATCTCTGCCAACAAGATATTCTCCAAATGGATAAATTCCTTTATTTTGTTACATATTTCTAGTTATTCTTCACTCAATAAATTTATCAGTTCAATAACGTGCTTCTTTTTCCGGCAATCGAGAGAATAGTATTTCTTGATGGCTTCTTTTAGTTCAGAATCTTCGGAAATCCGAACGTCTAATAAAGCATCTTCGTCAGAAAGATTTTTTTCTTTCCCATAGATAATATAATCGGAATCTATTCCAAGATAAGATGAAATGGCGTCAATTTTATCTTTCTTTGGCATACTGATGCCCTTTTTCCAATCGGACAGAGTAGCCGTTGCTATTCCAGTGTCTTTATATACTTTGTATGGGGTAATTTCCCTTTTTTTAAGTTCTTTTGCGAATCTAGCGTATGCGGCCAGCCTTTCAGCTCTTTTTTCATTCTGTTCGTTTTCATTCTCAATAATTATTTTAGACATAGTTATCCTTTCTTGATAAGAAAGAAAACTTTCGTACTTTACTATTGACACAGAAAGGAAACCGTGATAAAGTAAAGATACGAAAGAAAACCGATATAAACAAAACGGAAAACTTTCTTATCTGGAAATACGTTATAAATTTTTCTTGGCAGTTAAATTATATCGTATTTCCGTGATAGTGTCAACAAAATATCACGGAAAGGAGTGAGGTTATGCCTAGTTACGAAAAGTATGCATCTCTTCGGGATGAAAAAGGAATTTCTGATTATCAAGTCTGGAAAGATACGGGAATTGCTACGGCAACTTTATCTGATTGGAAAAATGGAATATCGAAGCCAAAAACAGATAAACTGGTGATTCTAGCTGATTATTTTGGTGTAAGTATCAATGATTTATTGGAATAGGAGCATTTATATGAATGATTTAACAGTAACCGAGTACAGAAACATTCGTGTACTCACAACACAGCAGATTGCTGAAGCGTATGAAACAGACGCGAGAGTTATTTCAAATAACTTCAACCGCAACAAGGAGAGATACATAGAGGGCAAACATTTTATTTGCTTAGAGGGAGAAGATAAGCGTGGATTTGTTGACCGTCATCAATTTGATGACGCTTCAAAGAAAGCAACGAAATTGTACCTCTGGACCGAAAAGGGAGCGTTTCTCCATGCAAAATCTTTGAATACGGACAAGGCATGGGAAGTATATGACCATTTGGTAGATACCTATTTTAATAAGAAGGAAGACTTGCTGAATGGTATATCTCCCGAATTAAAGGCTGTTCTTGTTGTAGACAGAAGAGTTACAACAGTGGAGAAGAAAATTGACAATTTAGAAAACGCCATGAACATTGATTATACACAGCAGAAGAAACTTAGGGATTTTGTTAATGAGGTTGTTAAAAATGTATTAGGCGGTAAGGACAGCAAGGCATACAGATATAAAGATGAAGAAAATGGAAAATTATCTGCAAGAGTATTTTCACGTATTTGGCATGATTTTTATGACTACTTTAACATTAATGCTTATGCGAATCTTCCAAGAGTTAAATTTAAAGAAGCAATAGAATACATAAATCGCTGGCAACCACCCACTAATATGCAGTTGGAAATTGGCAGAATTAACAGAATGGAGTAAATATCCACGGAAAGGAGAGTCTAATGCTGACAGTAGCAAAGATTATTCATTTTAACAAGATGATTGATAGGGCTATTGAAGATAAGCGGTTTAATATCGTTGAAAAGTATATGTTGCTGCTACATAAACAGGAACATAAGGATAAAGTACCTATCGGTTCATACCGCATAAAAAGCAGCTAAGGAAATACTATTCCATTTAGCTGCTTAGAAATAAACATATACATTTTATAACACTAAAAGGAGATACAAGCAAATGTTGAATACAAATATTAATAATGTAGTTACTTTAGAGGGTACAGTGGTTAGAGGTGCAGAATATAGTCATGAAATATATGGAGAAAGTTTTTATACAGTATTGTTACAAGTAAAGAGAGATAGTGGTACAGATGATGTACTACCGGTTTTAATTTCAGACCGTTTGTGTAGTGAAGAATTACGACATGGAACAATTCTCTTTGTAAGAGGTGAATATCGTTCTTACAATAAGCATACAGAAAATAGTAATAAACTAATTCTGTCGGTATTTGCACGGGAAATTGAAATTAATAAAACAGAGAAATGCAATAACTTAAATGAGGCTGTATTTACAGGCTATATTTGTAAACCTCCTGTTTATAGAAAAACACCTCTAGGCAGGGAAATTGCAGATATTATGTTCGTTGTTAATCGTTCTTATGGGAAATCCGATTACATTCCATTAATCTGTTGGGGCAGGAATGCAAGATTTATTTCAGAACTTAAAGTTGGAAAAAAACTACAGATTTGGGGCAGAATCCAAAGTCGTGAGTATGTAAAAAAACTGTATAAAACAGAATCAGAAGTAAGAACAGCTTATGAGGTTTCTGTCAGTAGATTAGAACTCACGGAGGAATAATAAATGGATAATATTAGAACATTGACAGAGAATGCTTTATTAGAACTTGGTGGAAATCCGACAAATCAAGGATTTTTATATATCGTAGATGCATTGGAAATAATTGAATCAGACATTGAAAAACAATATCACCTAATGGAATTGTATGCCGATATTGCACGGAAGTATAGAACAAAAGCGTTAATTGTAGAACGCTGTATAAGATATCAGAAAGATGAAATTTTATATAGTTGTAATTCGAAAATTCTTGAAAAATATTTCTGTTCAACACGGCAAAAATTTTCAAATGGAAAATTCATCTCAACATTATATTTACGTATTGACCAGCAGAAACGAAGGGAGAAACAAAATGCAGATTAAATTAAAATCACTACATATTGAGAATTTCAAGGGGATTAAACTACTAGATGTGGCTTTTGGAGATAAAACCAATATCAAAGGTCAGAACGCAGCAGGCAAGACAACTATTTTTGATGCGTTCACATGGCTTCTGTTTAATAAAAATAGTTCCGGAGAGGAAAAGTTTAATATTCGTCCTTTGGATGCAGACGGAAAACGCATTGACAATGTGGAAATCAAGGTTGTTGCTGTTTTGGAAGTAGATGGCAAGGAAGTAGAGCTTTCAAAAGTTCAGAAGCAGAACTGGGTAAAGAAACGTGGTACAGATACCGCAGTGCTGCAGGGCAATGTCAATTCTTTTGAAATTGACGGATATCCGAAGTCAGAATCGGAATACAAGGCTTATATATCAGAATTGGTTGCAGAGGATTTATTTAAAATGCTGACCAATCCACAGTATTTCGTAAATATGAAGTGGAAAGACCAGAGAGATATTTTAATGAAGTTTGTTTCTGATGTGTCTGATGTAGAGTTGGCACAGAGCAACCCAGAGTTTGCAGATTTGATTCCGGAGTTGGAGAAAGCACCATCCACTTATGATATTCAGAAGAAATATTCCAAGGCATTGTCCGAGTGGAAGAAGAAACAGGCAGAGATTCCGGTCCGAATTGATGAATTATCAAAATCACTTGTTCAGATTGATGTTGCGGAACAGGAGCTTGCCAAGAACGATTTGGAGCGTAGGATTGCCGAGATTGACGGAAAGATTGCGGATGCCGGAAGTGCTGTTGATTCATTGTGTAGTGAAAGCATGGAATTACAGTTTGCTATCAATGGTTTATATACCGAAGCAAATGACAAGCTGATTCGTGAGCGTAGAACATTGGAAAATGCTAGAAATGATGCTGGAAATGCATTTAATGAAGCTCACAGAAGTATTTCTGAAACTAATCGAAAGATTGAAAGTAACAACTCCATGTTAGCTGAACAGGAAGCAAAGAAACCGGATATTACGAAGCGTTTCAAAGAGAACCTTGCAAGAAAATTCGATGAAACACCGTATCTGTTCCACGAGGGAGAGTGGCAGTTTGATGAAAACAGCACTATTTGTAAGTCATGTGGACAGACATTGCCGGAAGATAGAATCGCTGAAATCAAGGAAGATTTTGAGAGTAGAAAAGCAAAGGCTAAAGCGGATGCAGAGAAGAAACTTGCAGATGCAAAGGCTAAGTTCGCTGATGATGTGAAATCAACCAAGGATGCAATCAATAAAGAAGCTGATGTGGTTAAGGCTAAAATTGAAGAATTAACTAATGAGAACGATACATTGGAAAGCCAGCTTGCAGAATACCGCAAGGCAGAAACAGAAGCTATGAGAAAGAAAAATCAGATTGAAAAGCAGATTTCAGAGTTGCCGGATAAGCCAGATATGAGTGGAAATGCAGAATATCAGCAGAAGAAAGCTAGATATGATGAGCTGGAGAAGCAGATTGCAAGTCTGAAAGATACATCAAATGTGGCTGATACATTCAAAGAGGAAAGAAATTCCTATGTTGCTGAGTTGGATGCGGTAAAAGCTGAAATTGCCAAGGCCTCCAAGAATGTAGAGATTGAGGAACGTATCGGACAGTTGGAAGAGGAACAGAGAGAGGTCGGACAGAAAGTTGCTGACCAGGAGAAGATGATTTATCTGTTGGAACAGTTCATTAAGGCAAAAATGCTTATGATTTCCGAGAATATCAATTCCAAGTTCAATACAGTTTCATGGAAGCTGTTTGAAACACAGTTAAATGGTGGAACGAAAGAGTGCTGCGAATGTACTGTAGATGGAGTTCCATATTCCACATTGAACAACGGACACCGCATTGTAGCCGGATTGGACATCATTCAGTCATTAAGCGAGCTGTACGTAGTGACAGCACCTATCTTTGTTGATAATGCGGAGAGTATCAATGAGTTTAATCTTCCGAAGATGGACACGCAGTTAATCACTCTTTCGGTTACGGAAGATGCAGAGTTGAAAGTTGAGGTGGAGTAGATGAAAGAAGAATTATTGAAAATAGCACAGGAAAGTCTTTCTTCTGATGAAGTAAATGCGATTGTGAAAGAAAAGTTTATGAAAGCATTAGGTAGTGCTATTGAAGATGCTTTTCGTTGGGGAGATGTAAAACATGCCTTAGAAGATAAGGCAAAAGAAGTCATGGTTCCGTATATAGAGAATTACGATTTTTCAGTTTATCTTCCGAAACTTGATTCTGTATTGACGGAGTTAGTTAATTCGGATGCTTGCATGGCAAACAAGACAATCTTGGAAAATTTCAGAGATTTAATGACCGCACCAGAACAGAAAGAAATTAAGGTAACTGATTTGTTCAAAGCATGGATAAAGCAGTGCAACAAAGATATTGATACGGATGATTTGGAAATATGCTATGACGATGGTGTTTCATACTCTTGCGTTGATTGTGAAATGAGAGTGGAAGAACAGTACAAGCCATCATGGAGCAGTATTCAGAGGTCTGTAATCATATTTAAAAATGAACATGATGAAAAACTAAATATTGAAATACCAATATCTAAACGGATATGGAATAGCGGTAAAGAAGATCCATACAAACTTTCTATTTCAAATGATGTGAGTATTTCTTCGTTAAGAAATTTGAATGAGTTTCAAGTATTGTTACTTCGTTTAGAAAGAGCACAGACCGCAATTATTATAGACAGAGATTATGAATCAGATGAAATTTATCCGGATGCAGAGCCGGAAGCATCATTCAGTTAGGAGGTATCAGAATGAACTATTTCAAAGCCAGATATTTAAAGGACGGAAAGCCATCCGGTTCGGTTTACACATTCAAATCGCCGGATGATGTAAAGACCGGAGATACAGTTGTGAATGCCAAATGCTCAAAACTGATTGTCGTAGGCGAAGCAGACGAGGGTTGGCTTGATACATATGGTCGGGAGAAAGTGGCAGAGGTTAGAAAATTGGTTGAGCCGGTAAAGGCAGAAAGCGAGGAAAATTGATTATGGCAGGAGCGAAAAGTACAGCAGTAGCAGAAACAGGAAAACAGCAGGCAGGACTTGTAGTGAATAATGCATTTGTGGATGGTCTTGTGGTCCAGTTGCAGGAGAAAGAAAAGTATGGTCTTACTTTCCCAAAGGATTACAACTACTCAAATGAGTTGATGGGAGCATATCTGATTCTGAAAGAAACGCAGGATGCGAACAAGAAACCGGTTCTTGAATCGTGTTCACAGGTATCTATCGCAAACACCCTCATGGATATGGTTACTCTTGGTGTTTCAATGCAGAAGAAACAGTGTTATCCAGTAGCATATGGCGGTAAACTGCAATGCCAGATTTCCGTTTATGGAAATACCTGCATCGCTAGAAGATATGGCATGAAGAACATTGATGCAATGTGCATTTATGATGGTGATGAGTTCAAGTATCACATTGAAAATGCAAGAATCGTGATTGATTCTCACACGCAGGATTTTATGAATGTAAACAAGGACAAAATTGTTGGTGCATATGCGGTTGTGACTATGGAAGATGGTAGCCAGTATGTGGAACTCATGAACATGGACATGATTAAGCAGGCATGGAAACAGGGATTTGGTTACAAAGAGAATGGTTCTGGCACGCATCAGAAATTCACAGACCAGATGGCAATGAAAACGGTTAAGAATCGTGCATTGAAGTACATTATCCGTACATATGGAACACAGGCGGTTTCAGATGCCTATGACAATTTTGAGGAAACAGAAACGGATGACAGAGTTGTTATGGATGTGCAGCATGATATTTCCGAAAATGCAAATTCGGTAGATTTTGAAGTGGCAGATACCGTTGACGAGCCGAAAATGGCAGAGCCGGAGAGAGTTGAAGGGGAAGTAGTGGAAGAGAAAGCACCATTTGAGGATTAAGCATATGGCAGATAAGTATTTAAGCATTATTACGAATTTTGGATGTCATGGGAAATGTCCGTATTGCATTGTTAGGGAAAACGGAATCAAGGTTCCCAAAACAACTCTATCAGGATTAGATAACTTGGACAATTTGTTTCATGTTAATAAGTTCAATATTATTTCCGTTTCTGGTGGTGGTGACCCACTTCATGAGTATAATAAACATTTTGATTGGTACAGAAAACTTTTCAAGATTGCAAAGGAGTATAACTCAAAGCATAACACTTGCAGTCCTTATCCGGTACCTATTGAAATGCATACAAGTTATATGACGGATGATGTTTCATTTCCGTTTTATGATTGCAAAAGGGTTGTGTATCACCTGAATAGCATTGAGCAACTTTCCAAAATTCATCGTACCGGCAATGAGATTGTCAGAGTTGTATATGTTGTTACAGAGGACTTCACTTTGGAACGGATTATGGAAATTGCAATGCGTGTCCATGATAGCGACCAGATTGATGAATTGAGTTTTCGGCAGTTAGTTGGGAAGAATTATGAAACTACTGATTATTGGCATGATGTATTGAAGTTCGGTCATGGTAAGTTTTGGCATTACATAGAACAACGCGATTACAACATCTATTATGTAGAAGGAAAATTATATAGCGAATTTTCCAAGATTGGAGAAGAATATGAAACTTAAAGTAATCGGCTCCGGCTCATCCGGCAACTGCTACATATTGGAATCCGATACCGAAGCATTGATAATCGAAGCAGGATTGCCATTTATGGAAGTCAAAAAGGCTCTCAATTTCAATGTGAGAAAGATTGTGGGAGTAGTTGCTGGACATTGTCATAAAGACCATAGCGGTTATATTGAGCAGTACAAAGGTATATGCCCCATTTACAAGCCGTATGAGGTTATTACACCGAATGAAAGGTTTGGCAATTTTTATATAAAGGCTTTCCAACTTGTGCATGATGTTGAATGTTACGGATTCTATATCACGCATCCAGACATCGGAAGCCTTGTTTATGCCAGCGATACAGAATACATAAAATATCGGTTCAACAACATCAATCACATTCTCGTAGAAGCCAATTATAGCGACGATTTGATTGACAATAAAGCAATTAATCGCGAACACGTTTTACGAGGTCATATGAGCCTAAATACGGCTCTAAACTTTATTTCTACTAACGATAATCCGGCATTGAGAAATGTCGTTCTAATTCACTTATCAGATAAAAATGCCGATTCGGAACAATTCCTACAAAAGACAAAAGAAACAATTAAATATGGAGCAGATTGTTATATTGCAGAAAAAGGGCTAGAGGTCGATTTGAACCTTTGTCCGTTTTAGGAGAGGAAATGGAAGATAAACAGATTATTTCCTTTGATTTGGCAAAAATCAAACGCGGAAAAGAACGAATATGCAAATGCAAGAATCCGCACTACGAATTGGATATTGTGAATCGTCTTGTGATGTGTATAGATTGCGGAGCAGTTTTAGAACCCTTTGACGCTCTTTATTCCTTGGCAGAGAGAATGGAGCAAGTGGAACAATTAGAAAATCGGATGGTAGAAAAGGCTCAAACATATGCAAAATTGGCGGACGAAGAAGTGGAACGAATGATAAAAAATAGGGTGTTTAGGAATATGAATGAACAATATCGGAACGGGATGCTTCCTGTATGCCCTAGATGCAACAAGATATTTGAACCAACAGAAATCAATCATTGGATGAATGAACGTTTTTTAGAAGCAGAAAGAGAGGATGAGAAGGATGAATAAGGTAATTCTTATGGGCAGATTGACCCGTGACCCAGAGGTCAGATATTCGCAGAGAGAAAATTCTACGGCGGTTGCAAGATATTCGCTTGCCGTAGATAGAAAATTCAAGCGTGACGGAGATCCGACAGCAGATTTCATCAACTGCATTGCATTTGGCAAATTAGGAGAGTTCGCAGAGAAATATCTTCGCAAGGGAACCAAGATTGCCATTACCGGCAGAATCCAGACAGGAAGCTATACGAATAAGGACGGACAGAGAGTCTACACAACGGATGTTGTCGTGGAAGAGCAGGAGTTTGCAGAAAGCAAGAATGCTGCAGGCAACAATCAGCAGAACGACCGCCCGGCACCAAGCAATGACGGATTCATGAATATCCCGGACGGAATTGATGATGATGGATTCCCGTTTAACTAAAGAAACGCAATTACCAATTAAATTGTGAAGATATGTGGGGTTCTGTAAATTCTTATACCGAACGAAGAAAAATGGAACGTAATTATCATAAAAACGTCACAGACATATTTGAGAGGAAGTGATTTGAGAAATGATGTTGATAGAGGATAAAGGTCAACAAGAGGGCAAGCATATCTTGAAAAACAGATATTTTGATTGCCATGACATAGAGGTTCTTCGTGCTCCATTGCCTGTCGGGGATTACATTGTGGCATCTGACAAGGTGTTTGATGTGATTAAGAGGAAATGCGACAGGAAAATGGAAGTTAAGAAGATGGATTTTCTTGGAAGCTATGATGTTTCTGTAGATACTAAAAAGGACATTCAAGAAATTATTGGAAATGTATGTGGAAAACAACACGCGAGATTTCGTGATGAATGCATCCTGGCACAGAACAATGGAATTAAGTTGTATGTGCTGGTTGAGAATACGGATGGTGTGAAATGCATTGAAGATTTGTTCCGTTGGCATAATCCAAGATTGGAAAGATATAACAAAATTGCTTATATGCACAATTACGGGAAATGGTTGAATACACCACTTCCAAAAACACCGCCTACAAGCGGTCAGACACTTGCGAAAGCATTGTTGACGATGCAGAAAAAGTATGGTGTAGAGTTCCGGTTTTGCCGACCGGACGAAGCAGGAGCAATAATATTAAAATTACTGGAGGCGGTATAGATATGGAAATTTTATTGGCAGAGAAAAACTAGGCAAATAGCCAAGACAGATGCGATATATTTCCTAAACAGAAGTTTTAGAATTAATGAAATGGCTGGTATAGAAGCCATGTATGGGATTAAACAGTTTGCTGTAATCGTTCAGCTCTGTTTTCTATCAGAGCAGGGTTATTGCAGTGGATTTATTAAAGTCGGTGCTATTTTTGGCAGCTAAAGCTGGTGGGAATAGTGGCGATAACAGATTATCGTAAGAGGTGTATATGGCAAAAGTAGGAATGGACAGTTTTCTACTTGATTGTCGCACTAACGATGACATAGCACAGATAGAAGCTATGTACGGAATAAAAGGGTTTGCTATAATCGTTCGGCTCTGGCAGAAAATATATGCAGAGAAGGGTTATTATTGTGAATGGACAGACAGAAGTCCGGTGCTGTTTCTGGCGAACTGGTTCGGTGGTGGCAGTGGCGTAGACGTAAACATAATAACAGAAGTTGTAAATACTGCGATAAGCATTGGTATATTTTCCAAAGAAATGTACGACAAATACAAAATTTTAACATCTGAAAGAATACAGTCCCAGTATTTTGATGTAGTAAAAAGACGTACAGAAATTGAAGTGGAAAACGCATACCTTTTATTAAGTGCGGTCAAAAATTGGGAAAACGTACATATTAATAACAAAAATGTTGACAGAAATGCAAAAAATGTTGACAGAATTTCCACAAGTAAAGTAAAGGAAAGTAAAGTAAATAATAATACTATGTGCAAAGCTGACGCTTTGGCACTGTTTGAGCATCTATGGAATCTGTATCCGAATAAGAAGGGCAAAGCACAGGTTTCAGATTCTGCAAAGCTTAAACTGTTAAAGGTCGGACAGGACGAGATGGAACGTGCAATTACAAGGTACAAGGACGAACTGGACAAAGATAAGGATTGGAGAAAGCCGCAGAATGGCAGCACGTTTTTTAATACGGGCTATGTTGACTACCTGGACGATAATTATGTTCCTGGCGTAAGACAGGCAACAGCTAAAACGGAAAAAAACAGGTTTAATAATTATCATCAGCGGGATACAGATGTTGCCAGCATGGAAAGTATGCTGATTAGTAATGGGACTGTTGGAAATACTCTGTAATTGTCTACATCGTGGAATTTAGCAGGAGCAGCAAGTTTAAAGATAAAGAGATAAAAAGATTGGAGGAAAAGCATTGAACATTAATGGAAATATCACAAACACTTGCGATAGATGCAAGTATGCAAAACTGTTGGGAACAAACAGCCAGAATGAGCAGATGTATGGCTGCACTAAAAGAATCGGCAGGTGTCCGACAGTAGAAGAAAGATTGCAGGTTGAAGAACGGAAACAGGATAGACAGGAATCACATACCGGCAATAGTAGTTATAGAGAGTATCTGTTAAGCAGGTTTATGGAGAAAAAATAGATTCTTTAAA